TGTATGTGTAGAGGACAGTATGAAGATGCAAAAGAAATGCTAAGGAAGGGATTAGAGTTAGCAAAAACGGAAAAGAAAAATGATGCGTAGAGTAAAAGACATTAAGTGTGAAAAGTGTGGGCATGAGTTTAGCACTACCGAGCACACTCAATGTCCAAAATGTAAGGAGAAAGCGGATGATAATTAATGAGACAAACAAACAGATGATACGAGAGATTGTAGTGGAACTGTTTAAAGAAATAACAGATCCCAATAATAAAAACAACGAAGTGTTTCATTTAGAACAACACCTACACGATATCATAAGTGATAAGGTTGATAAGTACGAAGTAAATGTTTATGGTGTATCATTACAGGAGAAATTATAGATGATGTGGATATTAGTATGGATGCAACTTGTAACTAATCAAGGAGTTGATTACTACCAGTTAGGATCTTATGGTAAGAAAGAAGAGTGCCAGTTGGCATTGAAAGAAGCGGTGGTGTTAGTCAACCACAGCTCAGAAACACTAGCATGTTTAGAAGTGGACACAAGATGATTGAGACATTAGTATTACGCAGACAATTTGATGCAGCAGGGTTTGATGCCGATGGAGTTGGCGATTACTACTACGTAGATACAGATTGGACTGAGTTTAATTCAGAAGCTGAACTCCTTAAGTACCTACAAGATAATACTGAAGATGGACGTACAGGTAAATTACACAGGTACAAAACTGTACAAAAGTATGTAGATGACTATGGCTTTCAAGTATTTAAAAGGATATATTAAACATGAACTGGGTAATATTAGTGACCTTAACTGTGGGTAATCCTTTCATTGTCTTTAATAAATCTTTTGAACATGAGGATGCTTGCGTAAGTTATGTCAATAGCCCTGACAATTATGATACACTTGCGATAGAAATAATTGCAGTGGCAGGTTTTAATGATCCTGTTATAGATATAGTTTGTCTACCAGAAAATACAGTAGATAGAAGGAGAGAGAGGAATGACAGACCAATGGCATATAGAAAGTTGGGATGAAGAAATGTATATGCACTATAAAAAACGATGGATGAAAGGAATAACTATGAAGTATGCAGTGCTAATTAATGTAGATGAGGACATGATATACGTACCAGAAGATACAAAAGTCTCTTCTAACAATCCAAAACCTAAGTTGTTTGATACTTATGAAGATGCTGTAGCTGAACAAAAAAATTGGAATACTGGTATTATTGTTGAGTATACTGACGACAGACAATATAAAAATTCAATACGTGAAATGACAGACGATGAAAGGTTACGTGCAATGCACAGAAGTAAGATGAACAAAAGGACAAACTCATGAGTATGTATTTTTCAGGAATGGTTCTTTATTTACTAGGTGCTATACTAGTATTAACCATAGTAGAAGAGGTAGAATATGGCAGTCCTTTAATTTTTGCCTTGACATGGCCAATAATTTCTGTATTAGTAATCTTGGAAACGATTTGGGATTTGATCTATGGCAGAAAACGATAACCCACATTTAGCTTGTCCGTATGTAGATTGCGGATCAAGTGATGCATTTAACTGGAATGATGATGGCTATGGTCACTGTCATTCATGCGGTAATTCCTATCCGATGAAAAACATGCCAGAAGTTTTTGACTGGGTAGCACAAGAGTATCCACTTAAAGAGAGGAGAAATATCATGGATATAGAAATTGATGGTATGACTTACGATGGCATCAGAAGTATTGATGCAGATGTCTGTGAGTTGTATGGGATACAGTTACAAACTCATGAGGGTAGACCAATACGTTTTGCCTATAAGTATCCACACACTATTAAGTACAGAGCCTATCAAGATAAGTCCAAGACTTGGATGAAAGACAAGGGACTTGGTATGCACTTCTTGTTTGGCCCTGAGTTCAACGCAGGTACTAGCCAACGTATCTATATAACTGAGGGTGAGTTTGATGCCGCATCTCTCTATCAGATACTTGGCAAAACATTTCCTGTTAAGTCACTGCCCAGCGCAAGCATTGGTGAAAAGTTTATCAAGCACAACCATGCTTACCTGTCGTCATTCAAAGAGATTATCTATGCAGGTGAGCTAGATGACGCAGGACGCAGAGCTGCTGACAAAATTTATCAAGCATTTCCAGATAAGTTCTGGTATGTTCCTATGACCAAACACAAAGATGCCAATGACTTTCTAGAGCATGGTGATGGTAATGATCTGATGTGGGCTGCAAAGAAACCACAGCGTTACTCGCCAGAAAATTTCTTCTGCTCTGATGTAGATGTCGAACAGGCAATCTTAAATGAAAACCCTTACGAGTATGTACCCACTGGTCATTCTGGCCTCGATGACAAGATACGTGGTATGGTTAAGGGAGGTCTTACCTTTATCAAAGCTCCTCGTGGTACTGGTAAGACCGAAGTTATTCGGTACTTTGAGACTGGGCTATTGCGTGACAACGATACACGCATAGCTCTACTACACATGGAGGAGATGAAGTCCACAACCTATCGTGCTATGGCTACCTATCACCTTGGTATAAATGTTAGAACTAGAGATGATACCAAGGAGAATGGTTACTCAGAAGATAGTGTAATCAAAGCCGCACAGGATATGACACAAGGAGAACGTACCATTGTTTTTGAAATGCGCAGTCATGACGATCCTCTTAAGCTACTCGACTATACTAGACTCGCTGCATCTGTGTACGGAGCTGATTTTATTTTTGTTGATCACGTTCAACGACTTGCATATCTATCCCAGTCTGGTGTAGATGGTGCGACAAGTACACTCACCACGTTGGGTTCACGTATGGCACAGCTTGCTAAGGAACTCAACATAGGTGTGGTGTTTATATCACAGGTTAATGATGATGGACGTACAAAGTATGCAGGGTCTCTTGAAGAAGAGGCTATCATATGTATAAAGATTGAACGTGACGTTGAGTCAGATGATGAGGTAATTCAGAATACCACTAACTTTATTGTTGACAAAAATAGACCGTTTGCTAAATTAGGTAGAGCAGGGTCAGTCTACTACGATCCAGAGACTACGATCCTCACTGAGGAAGCACCATATCAAGGGAGTGTAATTGCCGCATGATTCTATTTGATATAGAAACTAATGGACTAAACCCAGATCGTATTCACTGCTTGTCCTATACCAGAGATGGAAAGAATGTAAATACAATCTATCAGTACGACCAGATGATTGAGTTACTTATTAATCAGAAAGGTTTAATTGGTCACAACATTATACGCTATGACATACCTGTGCTTGAGCGTATTCTTAATCTTAATCTATCTGATATGCAAAAGTTTGACACTCTACCTATGTCTTGGGTTCTCAACTACAACAGATCTAAACATGGACTTGAGTCTTTTGGTGAGGATTATGGTATTCCTAAGCCAATAGTTACCGACTGGAAAAACTTATCGGTTGAAGAGTACACTCACAGATGTGAAGAAGATGTAAAAATTAACTGGATGTTATGGAAAGACATATTAAAAAGATTTATGTTTATATATAAAAGTAAGCCTGAGTTAGATAAGTTCTTTCGATACTTGCAGTTTAAGATGGACTGTGCAGCAGAAGCTGAAAGAGTAGGTTGGAAGTTAGATGTCGGTTTAGCTAAAGATTGTGTCGCAAAATTAACTGAACAACAATCATCTAAAATTAATGAACTTAAAGGTGTAATGCCTAGAGTAAAAATTACTACTAAGAAGTCCAAACCTAAAGTTTGTTTTAAGAAAGATGGCTCACCTTCATCTCATGGTGAGAGATGGTTTGCTCTACTTGATGAACACAAACTACCAAGACATTACGAAGGAGAAGTAGAAGTTATTAAAGGTTGGGATCAACCTAACCCTAACTCTAATGATCAAGTAAAAAGTTGGTTATTTTCTTTAGGTTGGGAACCTTGCACTTTTAATTATATCAAGGAGTCACCAACAGAAACAAGGCTCGTACCACAAGTACGAAGTAATGGCGAGCTTACTAAATCAGTTAAGAGATTAATAAAAGATAATCCAGTTGTAAGTGTACTGGATGGACTCACAGTTATACAACACAGATTAAAAATCTTTGAGGGTTTTTTAGAGTGTGAATACAATGGTTACGTAAGAGCTGAGATTGATGGTCTTACAAATACGCTACGTTTTAAACATAAGAAACCTCTTGTCAACCTACCTGCTGTAGATAAACCTTGGGGTAAAGAGGTACGTGGTTGTCTTACAGTTCCAGATGGTTACACACTATGTGGTGCTGACATGACTTCACTAGAGGACACAACCAAACGACACTACATGTATCCCTATGATCCAGACTATGTAAACGATATGTCACAAGAAGGATTTGACCCTCACCTTGACCTAGCTTTACATGCTAATGCCGTATCTCAAGTAGAGATAGACGAGTACAATGCAGGTAGGAACGATCAACTCAAGGACTTACGTAAAGACTTTAAAGTAGTTAATTACTCTGCTACCTATGGCGTAGGCAAGGCTAAGTTAGCACGTACCACTGGTATGTCAGAAGAATCAGCACAAGAGTTGCTTGATGCATACTGGAAACGTAACTGGTCTGTCAAAGCTTTTATCGACAATCAAAAAGTAAGAAAGATAAATGACGAGATGTGGGTACAGAATCCAGTAAGTAAGTTCTGGCACTCACTTAGATATGAAAAGGATGTATTCTCTACACTTAATCAATCAACTGGTGCTTACTGTTTTGATAAGTGGGTTGCTTACTATAGAACTCGTAGACCAAATATCATCGGGCAGTTTCACGATGAATCAATTAATCTAGTTAGAAAAGGAGAAGAAGATGAGCACAGTTCTGCACTAGAATGGGCAATAAAAAAACTTAACCAAAATCTTAAATTAAATGTTGACTTAGGTATTGAAATACAGTATGGTCAACGTTATAGTGACGTACATTAACAAAGGAGGGCCATATGGCTACACGTAAAGTAAAATTAACTGGTACTGCAGAGTGGGCAAAAGTATTTGCTCAAAACCGTGACTTGAAAGGTTTTCAAGGTGCGTATGAAGAGCACGATGGTGCTTGTACTATTGACCTATTTATGGATGAAAAGAATGTAGCTGCATTAAAAGCATCACGTTCAATCAAGAGTCCAAAGGATGTAGGTAATGGTTTATTTAAAACTAAGTTCATACGTAAGTTTAATACAGGTAGGGATTGGGATAGTGGCGCACCTGCTGTTACTAATTCTGATGGTGCTACTTGGGACTTCGATACTGATGGCCCCATTGGGAATGGCTCTACTGTAGAGGTCATGCTATCTGTATATGATACCAGTTACAAAGATCGTCCCGGTACTAGGCTTGATTCCGTAAAAGTTATCAACCATGTGCCAGTAGATAATGTAATCCAAGCTGAGACTATATCAGCGGATACCCTGCCAAAGGCAGACAAAAAAGAAGCAGACGCTGTTCTGTTCTAGTACTCCTCTCTCAACTAAGCCCCCTTCGGGGGGCTACCTTTTAAGGATATAATATGAAAAATATTGACACTCTAATAGAAGATCTAGAGTCAGTTATCTATGGTCAAGGTGGTTGGAGAAAGTCTATAGCAGAAGCTATGGGTAAGAACATTGCTGAAGTTGCAACTAAAAGATTTAGTAAGCCACAAGAACCTCGTGGTTATCTTTCATTGTCGTCAGTGGGTACACCCTGTAAGCGTAAACTGTGGTATAAAGTTAATCAACCAAGAATTGGTGAACCACTAGATGCTAAGATGCTTCTTAAGTTTTTCTATGGAGACATGATAGAAGAACTAATACTTGCTATGGTAAAAGCAGCAGGTCATAAATTAGAAGGTATGCAGGATCGTGTTAGTGTACATGGTATACGTGGACACAGAGATGCGGTTATTGATGGTATGACTGTTGATGTAAAGTCTTGTAGTCCTTTTGCTTTTAAAAAGTTTCGTGACGGTGAGCTAAGAGGTAATGATCCTTTTGGTTACATCAGTCAACTATCTTCTTATGTTTATGCAGCACAAGATGATCCACTAGTTACAGATAAAAATCGTGGTGCTTTTCTAGCTATCGACAAAGTTAACGGAGAAATATGCCTTGATGTATATGATTTTTCTAATGAGCTTTCTACCAAACAAACAGAGATGGAGGCTGCAAAAATTATGGTCGCAGGTGACATACCTACTGAGCGTATATCACCCGTACCTGCCAGCAAGTCTAGCCCTAACACCAAGTTAGATAAATCTTGCCAGTTCTGTGAGTACAAGAAATCTTGTTGGCCTAACCTAAGAATGTTTGAATACTCTTACGGCATTGAGTATCTGGTTCATGTAGAAAAGCCACCTAAAGTTCCAGAGATTACTAATGGCTAGAGCAGCTAAAGCAAAGGGTCGTCTTGGACAAAATGAAATTAGAGATAAGATACTGGAAACATTTCCTGACCTAGAACCTGATGACGTTAGGTCTACTACTATGGGAGATACTGGTGAAGATATTCAACTATCTCCTGCAGCTAGAAAAAAGATACCGATAACAATAGAAGTTAAAAGAAGAAAGTCTGCACTAAAGACTGTGTATGACTACATAGAACAAGCTGAATCTCATGGTAAAGGTGAGCCTGTAGTTTGTTATAGATCAGATCGTAAGCCTTGGGTTGTTATGATAGGCTTAGATCATTACATGAACTTGTTAAAATACTGGGGTAATAATAATGATAGTTAAAGTATGGGACGTAATAGAAGGCCCAATAAGTGTAGAAGAATACCCAGATGAAGCACCTGATGGTGCTAACTGGTACATGGTTTGTAGAACAGAAGTAGATGGTATTATAGCAGACGATAACTTTTGGTTTGAAGATTTTAATGATGCCTATGAGTGGCAAAAACATTTTTCTAAAACAATCGAACCATTAGAGATTGACATGACTACCATGTATGGATATAACTAGGGGTTCGTTATGGAGTTTGAGATTAACATTAGATTAAAAGTAGATCCAGATGCAAACTTCTTAGAAACCTCTGGAGATAATACTGAGGTAATATCCGAGTTAGTTAAAAATTATTTATACGATATAGATGATGCAAAAGTACTAGAATGTGAGGTAACATATGATAAGTAAAGATGATATAGAAGCTTTTGAAATATTTAATTCAAGTCAGATGAACGACTACCAAAGAGCTGCTGTAAGTACAGCCATATATAAAAAAGAACATGCAGTAATATACCCTGCGTTGGGACTAGCTGCGGAAGCAGGAGAGGTAGCAAATAAAGTAAAGAAGATACTGCGTGATGGTAACTTTGATAGGAAAGCTATTGCCGATGAAGTAGGAGATTGCATGTGGTACATTGCCGCATTGTGTAGAGACTTAAATATTGATATGCAAGAGATAGCTGACAATAATATTAAAAAATTAAAAGACAGACTAGAACGTGGTGTGATCTCAGGATCAGGAGATGACAGATGAATTACTGTGATATGAAAGGTCTAGCATGGCCTGTCTTATTTTGTATATTCGTGATAGTAGTATTGCCAGTATTACTAGTAGACAACGCAAAGTATTGTAGACAAAGTATTGTACCATGTTATCCGTGGACAGACGTAGAGGAGTACACATGAATAATTATTTACCAACTGATTACCAAGCATTTATACACAAGTCGAGGTATGCAAAATACTTTGACGGTAAAGGTAGAGAGTCTTGGCCTGAGACAGTAAACAGATATGTATCTGAGGTTGTCCATACAAAAGTTGATGAGCAAACAACTAACGAGATAGAGCAAGCGATACTTAGCTTAGAAGTTATGCCTAGTATGAGAGCTATGATGACTGCAGGTCCAGCTTTAGAAAGGGACAACACAGCAGGATACAACTGCTCCTATCTACCAGTTGATGATCCTAAGTCATTCGATGAAGCTATGTTCATACTACTGTGTGGTACTGGTGTAGGCTTTAGTGTTGAACGTCAGTTTATACAACAGCTACCAGAAGTGCCTGAGCTGTACGAGAGTGAGACAATGATAGTTGTTAAGGATAGTAAAGAAGGTTGGGCTAAAGCTTTTCGTCAGTTACTAGCTTTACTCTGGGCAGGTGAGATACCACAATGGGATATATCTCGTGTACGTCCTGCAGGTGCAAGACTAAAGACATTTGGTGGTAGAGCCAGTGGCCCTGCTCCACTAGTAGAACTATTTAATTTTACTGTTCAGACATTTAAAAGCGCACAAGGACGTAAGCTATCATCTATGGAATGCCATGACCTAATGTGTTTTATTGGTCAGATCGTTGTTGTAGGTGGAGTAAGACGTAGTGCTATGATCTCACTATCTAATCTCAGTGATGACCGTATGCGTCACGCTAAGTCAGGTCAATGGTGGGAGACTGCAGCACACAGAGCACTAGCTAACAACTCTGTTTCTTATACAGAGAGACCTGACATAGAAACTTTTATGAGAGAATGGACTGCTCTGGTTGAGAGTAAGTCTGGTGAAAGGGGGATATTCAATCGTGAAGCATCTAAGAAACAAGCTGCAAAATTTGGTAGACGTGATCCTAACTTCGAGTTTGGCACTAACCCATGTAGCGAAATCATACTACGACCATATCAGTTCTGTAATCTTACTGAGGTCGTGGTTAGGGCGACAGATACAATTGATGATCTTGAGCGTAAAGTTAAACTGGCAACTATTCTTGGAACTATTCAGTCTTCCTTCACTAAGTTCCCATATCTGCGAAAAGTGTGGCAACGAAATACCGAAGAAGAACGACTGTTGGGTGTGTCGCTCACTGGAATAATGGACAATAAACTATTAACAACTAAGAACAAAGGATTGGAGAAGACTCTTGAACATTTACGAGAAGTTGCTGTTAATACTAATCTTGAGTATGCTAATCGGCTTGGCATTCCACAAAGTACATCTATCACCTGTGTCAAGCCAAGCGGAACGGTTAGCCAACTTGTCGATAGTGCCTCTGGAATACACGCAAGACACAGCAGATACTACATAAGAACAGTAAGAGGTGATAACAAAGATCCTCTAACACAGTTTATGAAAGACCAAGGCATACCTAATGAGCCTTGTGTATTCAAAGGAGATACAACTACAGTGTTTAGTTTTCCTGTAAAGTCTCCTCATAAAGCTATCACAAGAAATGATATGACAGCCATAGAACAACTAGAGATGTGGCTTATATATCAACGATCATGGTGTGAGCATAAGCCATCAGTAACTATCTCAGTAAGAGATGATGAGTGGATGGAAGTTGGTGCATTTGTTTACAAACATTTTGATGAGATGTCAGGTGTATCATTCCTACCACACTCTGATCACACCTATCAACAAGCACCATACCAAGACTGTGGTAAGCATGACTATGAAATGTTACTATCATGTATGCCAGATAAGATTGACTGGTCTAAACTATCAGAGTACGAACAAGAAGATAATACTGTAGCTATGCAGACAATGGCTTGCTCTGGCGATGTCTGTGAAATTGTAGATTTAACATAAGGAGATACCATGTTACAACCAATTAAAGGATCATATTACAGAAGGTTTCAACCCCAATCATATGCAGAAAATGACAGTAAGGCTAAAACAACAATAACAAATTACTTAGAAAGTCATGGACATACTATCCTTGATACTGAGGAAGATTTTTCTTTTGACATAAAGAGTAAAAAGAATGGTGGTATGTATTACTCTGAAGTAGAGATGAAGAACCAGTGGACAGGTGATTGGAACCCTAAGTGGAAAGAAATACGTATACCTTACAGAAAGTATAGACTAATTAATAAGTACAAGAAGGTAGAGGATGACAATACTTATTGTAACTTCTATGTCATACGTAGTGACTGTAAGCAAGCATGGAGAATCAAAGACTTTCAACTTAATGAAGATTGTGCAAAGGAGATATGGTTAGCCAACGCTAGACGATATGAATATTTCTTTCATATTCCTTACGGTGAAGCAGAACTCATAGAGGTATAGAATGAAGATAATTTCATGGTGGTCAGCAGGTGTAACTAGTGCAGTAGCTACCAAGTTAGCTATAGATGAGTTTGGCATAGATAATGTTATACCTATTTACTTTGCCATTGACAGTGCTCATCATGATAACAAACGATTTAAAAGTCAGTGTGAAGATTGGTATAAAAAAGAAATATTAACAGAACGAGCACCAGATAAATATAAGGATCAGTTTGATGTTATAATTAAAGATAAATATGTTAACGGTCCTTCGGGTGCTAGGTGTACTCTTGTACTTAAAAAAAGAGTACGTCAAAGATTAGAAAGTGAAATAGATTATGACGGACAGGTATTTGGATTTGAGTATACAAAAAAAGAAGTTAATAGGGCAATTAGATTTAAGGAACAATACCCCGATGCTAAACCACTGTTTCCTTTAATTGAAGGTAAGATGAATAAACCTGAGTGTTTATACTACCTAGAAAAACAAGGTATTAAACGACCTAAAATGTATGAATTAGGTTACAACAATAATAACTGCATTGGTTGTGTTAAAGGTGGTAAAGGATACTGGAATAAAATTCGTAGAGACTTCCCTAAATTTTTTAATAAGATGGCTGAAGCTGAACGTAAAGTTGGTAACAGCTGTCTTAGAAATGTATTTTTAGATGAGCTTGATCCTAAAGCAGGTCACCGTCAAAAAATAATTATGCCTGATTGTGGTAACTTCTGTGATATAGAGTTTTCGGAGGTGTTACATCCAAGGCTTGAAGAAGTTTATAAAAAACCTGTACAATTACGACTTGATATATAAAGGAAAATTTAAATGGTAAAAAATGTAAAAGAAATATTAGAAGAAGAATTTGAAATTGCTGAACTATTTGATGATGTGGAAGACTATGTAAATAGTCCACCTCATTATGGTCAAGGTAGAATAGAGTGTATAGAATATATAAAAGATTTTTTGTCAGATGATGAATACACTGGCTACCTTCGGGGCAACATAGCTAAGTACCTTCACCGTTGGAGGTATAAGAATGGTGTAGAAGATTTAAAGAAAGCTCAATGGTATCTTGAGGCCTTGGTACAACAGCAGTCTAGGAAATAAAATGAAGGTTATAAAAAAGAAAACCCTCGAGCAGGAAGCCCAAGAGTTTCGTAAATTAAAAATTGTTGAAGAGCCACCTATGTCAGCTCGTATATATCTAGCAGGTCAAGCACTGTCAGGATTGCTTGCTGCTAGTCGTGGTGGTTATGTTAGACTTGAAGAAGTAAAGAGAGAAGCCTACGAGTGGGCAGATAGGATGTTAGAAGATTAGTTATTTGTAGACATCGTAATTTTTTACCATTCTAATTAACTCTCGTCTTCTAAATAGTTCATCCTCTATAGTTTCTGCATCTGCTATAAAGTCATCAGCATTATCAAATTTACCTTTTGAAAGATCAAAAGCAGATCTAGAAAAATCTTCTGGTAAATTTTGCTTCTTCATTATTTCGTATGAGTTTCTAATATAACTAGCAGCAGCTCTAGGATTTTTTCTTTTTAACTCTTCAAAATATTGTGTAACTAAATCTTTTGTTTGACCTATGTTTTCTCTAAGAAAAGCTTTTAACTCCAGTCTTTTCTTTTCATCGCTTAGTTGTCCGTAAGATACAACATTATTATATCGCACTAAAGGTTTAGATATATGTTCTTCAAAACTTTTTGGTAATGTTTTAGACAAGCCATATCTAACTAGCCAATCTAAAGCAGGATTTTCAACAGTATTTCTACCATAAAGTTTGTACTCTTGCAATCCTAAGTTAGCTATTTCTTTTTGTAACTCTGTTGGTGTAGCTCTAGTCTCAATACCAAGTAACTGTTTTGTCATTGGATTTACAGCTGTAACTGGACGACCTGAAAAGGGATCATAGATAGGAGTAGAAGTTTTACCGTTAAAAGATTGTGTGTATTGTACAAAATCTACTTCAGGAAAAAATCTTACAAGTCTGTTAAAACTCTCTGTATCAGTTAACATAGCATTTAACATGTTATTATCAGACAGTAAAAGACTTCTTGTGTATGGTGTGTAGCCTAACTCAGGATCTATCTGACCACCTAAGTCTCTGAAAATTGTTGCAGGATAACTAAAGGTAGCACCTATATCTGTAAATCTACTTTTAAGTCCTTCAGTTATACTTCCAGACTCAAACGATCTTCTGATATCAGTCGTTAAGCCTTTGTCAAATCCCATATTACCTAAGCCACCTGCTACCTCTAATGTATTTTTTGCTAAAGGTGTGTACTCAGGCATAGGTAAGTCGTAGTAGTTTCTAACCCATAGATCTGCAAGCAGTTGGTGTGCAGCTAATGCACCAGATACACGCCCTAGTTTAGCAAGTTTACCTTCTTCTCCAAACTGCATGTCAGCAAAACTTGTTTTTATCCCAACAGCATTTCCTTCATCGTCAAATTCTACTTGAGAACCTCTTGCGTATACAGCTCCTGTAAATAATGTAACACCCGTTAGCTGTCTAGCCCAACGCTCATTAACATCTTTTAATTTATTTGAATAGATACTATCATCAAAGTTTTTAGCACCACCTGTAATAAGTGCTATTGGTGTGTAGTCATTTATAAACTCTATGTGATTTGCTACGTATCTTGGAAAAGGCATACCAAGAACACCTGATACAACGAATGGTGCTTCTTTGTGTAACTTAAGTACATTTTTTGCACCAAGCATAGTAAAGTCTGAAATAGCTTTCTTTTGTTTAGGTCTTGCATAACCTTTTTGAAAAACAAAATCTAATGCTTCATATACTGCTTTAGCTCTCACATCTTCAGGTAAATCTAATAAAGAGTTATTACGCTTTAAAAATTCAGATGCACTGGAACCTTTTTCAATTAGCTGTCTATCTATTGAAGCATAGAAAGCTGCCTGTTTAAATCTGGTATCAACAGCACTGTTAAGAAAATTTACAGCAGAACCTATTTTACCAACCAATGAAGAAGATTCAGAACTAATTTCAACACGATTTATATCATAAAAAATCTTTTGATACTCTTCAGGAAGATCTCTTTTAAACATCTCCCTAAGTATAATAGATTCGTTTCTTGATATTGACATACTTCTTAGAGCAGAAGTCACAGCATTATAACTACTGATAGGAACCTTTTCACCTTTTGCAGTAGCCTTACCAACTCTTAATGTTTGTCTAAATATCTCATCTACTACATCTATACCAATTCTAGCTGTAGAAAACATTGTGTTTGCAGCTGTAGTTCCTAATTGAGATGTCATAAAAGCAATACGAACTGAGTCTGTAGCTTTTAGAACGTCTACTAGAGTTCCGAATGCACCCTTCTTAACACCTATTGTATCAGAAATTTGTCTTGCTACACTATCACCTTCAGTAACAAGACCTTCTTCAGCTATTCTTTCTATGTTAGTTAAGATATCTTTTTGTGCTTCTTGAGATATTCTACCTGCTAGACCAAGAGTTCTACCTGCTTCTGATAAATCAGATAAAAATATGTAGCTAAACTCTTCTCTTGATAGTGAGTACTCGTCTATAATCTCATCTATCTGTTTTGTTTTTATAGATCCATCACGAATCTTAGATGCTATAACAGAACTTATACGTTCATTTTCTGGTATCTTAAACGTATCTATTATATCATATGTTGCTGCAGCAATCGCTTGTAATGTATGTCTTGATAAACCACTTGAAAGTTTTTTATCTGGTCCTTGTCTAAGTAAAGTATTTTTAAGTTCTTCACCTATAGCTACTTGTTCTTTATTTAGTGGGTCTAACTTAATTCGTCTTTTAGCAAGTACATTATTAAGTTCTGTAATACGATCTACTACACGACCTACTTTTTCTTTACCTGCTTTTGTTTTCTGGACTGTCTTTAGCTTGTTTGTAGCTTTCTTTGCTGCAGCAAGTTTACTTTTTGCAATACTTGCAGATTGTTTTTCTAAAACTTCATAAGCTTTATCTGCACTTTTTACGTCCATACCCCTAGCAAAACCACCAAT